GATTAAAAAGTAATAGCACCCAGCACAACGAAGACTGCTTAAATTTTGTAAAGTGGTTCATCGAAACCGCCAAAGCTGAAGGATGCGAGACATGTTTCTTTACTGGTGATTATCATAATAATCGTGCGGCGATCAACATCGTCACACTTAACTACAGTCTTACTGCCTTAGAGTTATTAGGCAAGGCCTTTGATCGTGTGTTTTTTATCCCTGGCAATCATGATTTATATTATCGCGACAAACGTGATATCCAATCAGCTGAATGGGCACGTCATATACCTAATGTAGAGATAGTCAATGATTTCTTTAAAGAAGGTGATGTCAGTATCGTACCTTGGTTAGTTGGTGATGATCATAAAAAGATTCCAAAGATAGAAGCCAAGTATATGTTTGGGCATTTAGAATTACCTAGTTTCTATATGAATGCCATGGTACAGATGCCAGACACAGGCGAAATCAAAGCTGATGCATTCAGCGGAATCGAAAGGGTTTTCACAGGACACTTCCACAAACGTCAACAGAAAGGCAACATCGTCTACCTAGGTAATTGTTTTCCACATAACTATGCTGATGCTGGTGATGATGAGCGTGGTATGATGATCTTAGAATGGGGTCAAGAACCTGTGTTTAAATCATGGCCAGGACAGCCTAGATATCGTGTGTATAATCTCAGTGATGTATTGCGTACTCCTGAAAACTTATTATTGCCAAACATGCACTGTCGTGTTAATCTAGACATCGACATCAGCTATGAAGAAGCCACATTCATCAAAGAAACATTCGTCGGCACATATCAACTGCGTGAACTCACGTTAATTCCTGTAAAAAACACAGACATTGGCAGTGATATCATGTTAGGCAATATACAATTTGAAAGTATCGATACGATCGTCACCAATCAATTGACTAACATCAACAGCGATCACTATGATCCAAACTTATTGTTGGATATCTATCGACATCTATGAGGATCGGCATAGTTGGCAAAGGTGTCGTTGGCAGTGCTGTCTATGATGGTCTTAGACAAATTGGTCACGACTTAAAATTTTACGATACAGCATACCCCGACACAGCATTAACTGATCTGACAGACTCTGATATCATTTATGTATGTGTGCCAACTGATCAACTACCAGATGGCAGTTGTGATGTTTCCACAGTCTCTGACACTGTGGCTAAACTAGCAGAATTAAACTATTCAGGTGTTATCGCTGTTAAAAGCACAGTCATACCAGGCACCACTGAAAAATTAATCGTACAATATCCGACATTATCCATTTGCTTTGTACCAGAATTCCTACGTGAACGTTCTGCACTCACTGACTTTATCGACCATCATGACATATTGATCGTTGGTACTGATGATACTGCTGTGTATGATTTTATCGTTGCTTGTCATGGTAACATACCTAAAAAAGTCATACAAGTATCACCAACAGAAGCAGAAATAGCCAAATATTTCAGCAACGTGTTTAATGCACTGCGTATTACATTTGCCAATGGCGTGTTTGAAGTCTGTGAACAACTGGGTGCTGATTATCAAAAGGTATTCCAAGCAGCAACACACAGACATAACATTACTGCTGACTACTTACGTTGCAGCCAATATCTACGTGGATTTGGTGGTCATTGTTTACCAAAAGATTCAAAAGCATGGGCAGTGTTGGTCGAACAACTGGGGTTAGATATCAAACTATTCCAAGCACTAGTAGAAGATAACCAGCGATATATCAGATGAGAATATTAATCACAGGCAGTGAAGGCAGTCTCATGCAGGCTGTCATACCAAAATTACTAGCACAGGGTCATGAGATCGTGGGCGTCGATAATTTATATCGTTATGGCAAGACCAGTGAGCGTGCCAACGTAGATTATGAACTGCGTAAACTCGATCTAGACAATCGACACCAGACCCTGAGATTGTGTCAAGGGTTTGATGCTGTATTTTTAGCTGCGGCCAAATTATATGGTGTTGGTGGCTTCAATCACTATTGTGCTGATATCATCGCCGACGATACTGCTGTACAGGGCAACATCTTAAAAAGCTGTGTTGACTATGGCGTTGAACGTGTGGTCTATACCAGTTCTAGTATGGTTTATGAAACCTGCGTACAAGATGTCATGGTGCCGGTGACAGAAGACATGGTCGATGATTGTATCATGCCTAAAACAGAATATGGGCTATCTAAACTCATAGGCGAGCGCATGTGCCAAGCATTTAAAAAACAATACGGTTTAAACTATACTATCTGGCGACCATTTAATATATTAACTCCACATGAAAAGGCCATGAGCGAGCAGGGATTTAGCCATGTGTTCGCTGACTATATCACCAATATCGTTGAAAAGCGATTAAATCCCTTGCCAATCATCGGTGATGGCAACCAGATACGTTGCTTTACTTGGATCGATGACATCGCTGAGATCATCGCGCAACATAGTTTCAGTGCGCAGACATTGGATCAAGCATACAATATATGTAATGTTGAACCTATCAGCATGCGTGAATTGGCATTGAAAATATACACAGCCGCAGGATTTACTGATGAATTAGCATTCAACACAGTGAAAGAATATGCCAATGATGTGCGAGTGCGTATACCCAGTGTTGACAAATTAATCAACACCATCGGCCATTACGAATTTAAAAATGTTGACTATAGTATAAAACAATGTTTGGATAACCTATGATCTACACAGATGAAAATAGACTTAGACAGTCATTGATCGATGACTTAGAATCAAAATACGATATTATCGATTGTTTTGATTTCATCAACCATGACTCTAATCCCTTGGCATTTTATCATTGGTGTGAATATTGGTCAGATCATAGTTTCGCTGCGAATGAAAGGATCGTAATACTTAATTGTGATACTGACTACTATCCCAGTAGTACAGTTGGTAATAATAACTGGAATTTCTTTAGCTGTTGCCAACACTTTGGTTTGCCAGTTGAATTTTTTATCTACTGTTCAACCAGTTATGGTATACATCGTGAAGTGTTTGAATTGTGTGATAAATTTAATCTTTCTCAACCAACTGTGTTAGAAACTGCTTTCATGCCTTGGCTGGTTCCTACAGAAAACGTAGTTGATGTGCCTTATAATCCCAGCACAGTTTCTCGGCTATACATCTGCATCAACGGTGCACAACGAACACATAGATTAATGTTGCTTAGTTATCTAAAAGAATACAATCTGTTAGATCGAGGTTATGTGGCTTACAATTTTGCCAATAGACCTTTTGAACCAACTGCTGAAATAGATTATCCACCAGCTGATATGATATTACGCACTACCGTACCATTCACTAGGATCAATGATTTTTATATGAAATCCAATTTAGATCTCATGGTTTACCTAAAAAATAACAGTAGTTTTAATGGTCAAACCCAGCAACTCGGGATATACGGCATCGAAGATGCTGGGGTTTCATTGGCCAGTTACAATGAATTTTTTCCGCCCTGCTTACAACAGGCATTGATTTATTTGGTCACTGAAACGGTATTTTGTTATCCTTATCCGTTTATTACTGAAAAGACATTCAAAGCCATATTGAACAAACGTCCGTTTATCCTAGTAGGTTCACCAGGCACTGTACAAAAGCTACGTGATCTTGGATTTAAAACATTCAATGACTTCTGGGATGAAAGCTATGACAGTATCGTTAACCCTAGCGATCGCATGCAGGCAATCGTTAATATTATCAAGCAATTATCTGCTCTAAGATCAGCCGATCTACAGTATTTGGCATTGCGGATACAAAATGCTGTTGAATATAATTATCAGCACTATGTCAATAATTTTATCAATGATGCTCATGTGGAGTGGCACAATGCGTAAACAGCTATATATCTGTGGAGACAGTTTCTGTGGCTCAGATCCTACAGGCTCTGGCAGTTGGGTCAATCTACTACAAAAACAACATGCTGATCTAGATATCATTAATTTATCTAGTCCAGCAGCCAGCAACTACCTCATTTATCTGCAGGTCAAACAAGCTATCGAATCAGCTGCTGACTATGTTATCTATCACGCAACTAGTTCTATTAGACAGGAATTTGTAATCAATACAGATTCTACCTATAGAGACACAGTGTCTAGATACTGGCACATGCAACACAGTGATGTCAAGAAACCGATGGTCTGTGTAAGTTGGCCTAATCCCCAAAACACTGCCGCTGGACTATTGTCTGACCTTCAGACTAAAGAGCTACAGAACTTTTTCAACAAGTATATCGATTTAACCAGTCTGATCGAAAAGAATTATGTATTCATACAACATTCACTTAATTTATTAGATAGATCAAAAGTATCTAATTGGATATGGAGCCAAGGTGGCTTTGAACATGCTGGCTTTGGTAATGTCATTCCATGGGACTTCGATACTTATAGACCACGTGAATCGATAGTTAATCTCTGGGACTATTATGATCCTAAAAAGAAAAAACCCTATTATCATGTCGATGATCCTGAAGTTATCGAAACTGTTTGCAAACACTATACAAAGATGTTACAATTAAACAATGTTTAAAATAAAGACCTTAACTGTTAAGAATTTTATGAGTGTGGGCAATAGCACTCAAGCTGTAGATTTTGATCGCAAGGATCTAACACTGGTACTAGGTGAAAATATCGACCTTGGTGGAGATGACACCGGTGCTAGAAATGGTACAGGTAAAACTACTATCATCAATGCATTAAGTTATGCCATGTATGGTCAAGCACTGACTAATATACGTAAAGACAATCTCGTAAACAAAACCAATACCAAAGCCATGTTGGTAACCATTGACTTTGAAGTTAACGGCATTGACTATAGGATTGAACGCGGTCGTAAACCTAATGTGCTGAAATTCTATATCGGTGATCAAGAACAAGAAAGCAAGGACGACAACAGCCAAGGTGACAGTCGTGAAACACAAGCTGAAATAGAACGTTTATTGGGCATGAGTCACGACATGTTCAAACATGTGGTGGCCTTGAATACCTACACTGAACCATTCTTGGCGCTAAAGCCAAATGATCAGCGTGCCATCATTGAACAACTGCTAGGTATTACCTTATTAAGTGAGAAAGCAGAACTACTTAAAGAGCAAAGTAAGGCCACAAGGGACGCCATCCAGCAGGAAGAGGCTAATATCAAAGCAGTGACTGATGCCAATAAACGTATCGAAGAACAGATCGAAAGTCTACAGCGTAGACAAATACTTTGGTTGACTAAACACAAAGATGATACACTAAAATTACAAACAGCATTAGACGATCTATTGAAATTAGATATCGATTCTGAGATCGCTGCACATAAAGAATTATCAGCTTATGACCAAAAGCGTAGAGATATCTTAGATCTAAACAAGGCCATTACACGTGCAGAACAAGATCAAAGCAGAGAAGAAAAAACCATTGAGAAGTTAAAGAAAGAAATAGAAGATCTAAAGGATCACAAGTGTTATGCCTGTGGTCAAGACTTACATGATACTAAACATGAAGAAGTATTAGCGGGTAAAGAAACCGCGCTACAAGAAGCCGCTCTACAATATCTAACAACCAATGGACAGTGGATAGAGCTTACAGGTGCACTAAAAGAGTTAGGTGACCTAGGCACACCACCAAAAGTCTATTATGATAAAGAAGAAGATGCTATCCATCATAGATCAACAGTTGCCAGTTTACAGTCACAGTTAGAAACTAAAGCCGTAGAAGAAGATCCTTACAGTGAACAGATCGCAGAAATGAAGACCACTGCTCTTGCTGAGATCGACTACACCAACATGAATGAACTCACGAGGATCAAAGAACATCAAGAATTCTTATACAAACTGTTGACCAACAAAGACAGTTTTGTGCGTAAGAGAATCATCGATCAAAATCTCAGCTACTTGAACGCGAGATTAAGCCAATATCTAGATCGTATTGGCTTACCCCATACTGTGGTATTCCTAAATGATCTTAGCGTGAACATCACTGAATTAGGACGTGAATTAGACTTTGATAACTTATCTAGAGGTGAACGCAATCGCTTGATACTTTCACTGTCGTGGGCGTTCCGTGATGTGTGGGAATCATTGTATCAACCAATTAATTTATTGTTCATCGATGAGTTAGTTGATAGCGGTATGGATGCATCTGGCGTGGAAAATGCCATGGCTATACTTAAGAAGATGTCGCGTGATGCACACAAATCAATTTGGTTGGTATCACACAGAGATGAACTAGCAGGACGTGTTAATAACATATTGACTGTGGTTAAAGAAAACGGTTTTACGAGTTATAACACTGACGTTGAAATAAAATAATTAATATAAAAGGAGTAACACATGGCAACACCAAAAGGTAAAAAACACGCCAATCCAATGTTGACACGCAATGGTAAAACTAGATTGGGTCCGCTCAATGTCAAACAACTGTCTGAATTATTAGAAAAAACGCAACAAAAGAAAAACAAACGCAAGATCATCAATCAAATTGCTCGTAAACAAGCAACATTAGCAGTTTAACTTAAAGGAGAGTAACAATGGCAACATTACATGAACAAATCTTAGAAGCGATCGAAACTTACAAAGCAGAAGCAGAAAAGTTTGACGGCAAAGGTGTTAAAGCAAGTGCGGCACGTGCCCGTGGCGCATTAGGTGATTTAGGCAAACTAGCCAAGGCTCGTCGTGCAGAAATCCAAGAGAAGAAAAACAGTCTATAATTTCGTGCTGGTCCACATTATGATGGCCCGCTTGTCTTTGAGATTGTTTTTATAGTAATTGTCACTGCAATGGAAATGTCTCCTATCGCATGCATAGAAACTACCTGCACGCCATGGAAATATTTCCTTCAGTGAAAGATACTGCATGTGGTTGATATCACAATGCGACAAGTATCGATCATAGATATCTTGGCTTACCTGTTGTTCTTTTGGTAATGGATCAGGATTAACCTGTTCAAGATATTCTTTAAAGTGTTTTATTTCACTAGACTCATTAAATGCTAGGGTATGACTGGCGCAATCGGCTAGAGGAATAATAAAGGTATATGCAGGTACTAGCTTAGAAGGCAGAGCTTTTCTTTGATAGTAGTCTGAATGTATGTTATAGGGCATGATGCTGTGTATGATATGGCTATGGTCGATCAACACATCCATGTTAATAGCAGAACATATCCGTTCATCTAAGATCTGTCTTATTTCAGCAAATTCTTTTGCATAATAGGACCAAACATAATAGTCAGAAGTGTGATGACCATCGGTAATATCTTCCCATGGTTTAGCAGAACCAAACACGCTGTCTGTTATAGTTTTGATTTCTTCAGCAGTTATGAAGTTTTCTTTGATGATTGATGGTAGCATAAAAGTATTTATAGGCATGGATTTTACCAAGAAAAATTACAGTATTACTCACTGGAGATAACTAATAAGTATATGACATACGCTAATCCATGGATTTATAATGGCAAGACATTTGATTCTGAGGATATCGGCGAATACTATGGCTTTATCTACCGAATAACCAACACAACCAATGGCTACGATTATGTAGGCCGCAAATATTTCGTTAAAATCAAAAAGAGACCACCTCTAAAAGGCAAGAAAAACAAGCGCAGGGAAACAGTCGAAACTGATTGGAAAGACTACTGGGGCAGCAGTCCTAGGTTACAAGCAGATATCGACACACTAGGCAAGGACAAGTTCACACGTGAAATCATACGCTTATGTGGATCACGTGGCGAAACTAACTACTTGGAAGCCTATTATCAGTTTAAAGAAGGTGTATTGTTGCGTGAAAACAACTACAATGGCATCATACAGATTAGACTAGGTAAGAATTCCGTAAAAGATTTAAAGATAGACATTTAACAGTCAATGATGCAGATGTATTTCTGTGTCCTGAGGAGATGGTAGGTAATACCTACTTGGAACGTGTAGAGAAGACTACACACAGGACGACACGGCAATCAATTAGGTGTAAAAACCAAAAGATTCGGGCTCCGAAACAAACCGACCCGAGAGCAAAATAACAGTTGGCTAACTACGGCTGTTTGAGCTACCGCCAGAAGAATCTAGAGTAGGGGGTACCGGCTGACCGCCTCCGTGCAAGTGAATGCAATCTCTTTTAGTTAGTGTGCCTCCGCACTCGGATAATGTGCTTGGTTGCAATTTGCCTCGGATAGGTAAATTGTGACTTGCATCTGGATAATGCAGAAGAGCTTAGATTAATTCAAATTAATACAAAGTCAATTAGAGTAGAAAGAAAAGCATTGAGCGCAAGCGAAAATGCAGATGTCGTAGACATCTTAAAAGAATGGAAGTTTGCTCTTTTGAGTTGTTTCTAAATTGTCTTTGATGATTTTGTTGATTATTTCACGATCTTCAACAGATAATAGCATACCATCATCGTAACTGATAGCACCTCGCATATACCAACACAATCTTAAAACGTTATCTTTTAGGGCTTTTGACTCTTTTTCCATCCTATCTAACAAGTTTTCAATTTCCTCGTTAGTAAGAGTCAAAAGCCTTATACGAAAAAATTTGACTGATTAAAGTCTAGATTGATTGAATAATCTTTGGTACATTCTGCGCAGGTCACAGGCATAGGATCAAGAGCATTGGCTTTGACTATCTGATTGACCAAATCACGTATCTCTTCATAACTCTTGCGATCAGTGTGTTCTAAGAAGTCTTTGATTAATTCTTTTTCAACTACAGGTTTACCGTCTTCAGCGGTGACTGATCTGATACAGCTAACCAGTGTGCTGATGTTGAGATCAGTGAGTTTCTTAAAACTGTCTTCGAATCGAGCTTTTTTCTCTTCAGGTGTTAGATCACTGTTTTCTACTACGCTTACGATTTTTTGTTGCTCGAAGGCGATCTGACCTGCTGTGTTGATTTCTCTAAAAGTCTGTGGTTGTATGTCAAACACCAACCCATTTAAGAAAGATTTCTTATCGTAATCGGCTATAGGTTTAAGATTGTCTAATACTTTGCGTAGATCGATAGTGTGCTCATTTTCGGCTTGACAGTTAGTACAATTACTTTTCATATCCATACCGGTACCGTAGCTGGCTAAGCGGATAGCGATCAGCACAGGATCCAAATCGACTAATGGCATGGTCCACGGATCTTTGATGCTAGGACAGCAACTACGTATCATTTCAACGATACTGCTGCCATTCATCAGCGCATCGGGCGTTTTTAGCAGTAATTCGTCTTTGACAGTCATTGGATATATAGGAATTTCACCGTTTACACCAATATCTAACGTGCCTTGAGGGTAAAAACGACCACCACTGGGTAGTTTTAAGTAGATAGCTGGCTGTCTAAAATGCTTGCTCAGCGGGTTATTAGCAATTGATGATTCCATTGGTTTTTGAACTCCATAAATAAAGTATAGTACCTTAATATTTATAGTGTAAAAACCATGGCGATTAAAATTGATGTTCCGGGAGTAGGAGAAGTATCAGTAGAAGGCATAGCGCAAGAAAGCACCATGCAGGATATCCTGTCGGTGTTAAGTAAGATGTCTAAAACCAACACTTCAAGCAATCTCTCGCCTGAAGAGAAAAAAGCTCGCGAAGAAAAAAAGAAAGAAACTAAAGCTATAACTGACTCTACTACTGCGCTGGATAAGTTTATCAAAGCTGCTAAGGATACCACTGTGGCGCAGGCCTTCATGCCAAAACAACTAAAAAGTTTTGGTGATAATCTAGTAGACATCGCTACAGAAACAGGTAAAGCATTTAAAGATATTAGTGCTACAGCAGTGCAGTTAGCTAGCAGTATCGTAACTACCTATGATCAGATGGCACAACAACCGATACAAGCTGCTGCAGGTATCATGCAGACTTGGATTGATGTTGGCACACAGATAGCTAAGATCGGAGTTGACATGATGTCAGCAGTCGGACAAGCTACTGTAGGTTGGATACCATTTATAGGTGGCGGACTAGCGCAGATCGTTAATGCATTTGGTACAGCAGCCAATCAGATCATAGACGTAGCCAATCAAGTACTGACAGTCGTTAACGGAGTATTACAGCAAGAATTCCAAAAACGTGTGACCATGCTAAACGATTTAGCTGCCATTGGTGGTAGCTTCTCGGGTGGATTAGGTCAGATGGCACAGTTGGCTAACCAATCGGGTGTTGGTATAGCTACATTCTCAGCGGCAATAGTAGCCAGCAGAGAAGAATTATTAAAAATGGGCGGTAGTGTAGGTGATGCAACAGCACAAATGGCCAAAGGATTTGCAGCACTATCTGCAGATGGTGGGCAAGCACGTGGTAGTTTATTAGCACTAGGATACAGCTTCCAACAACAAGGTGTTGTAATGGCCCAATACCTAGCACAACAAAAAGCTCTAGGAAGAAACATCAATGATTTAACCAGCAATCAGACTGAATTAAATCAAGGTACTATTGACTATGCTAAGAATTTAAAAGTTATCACTGATATTACCGGACAAAATGCCCAGCAGTTAATGGATCAGGCTCTAGCTGATGCACAACGTGGTGCGTTAGAAAATCAATTGACAGCTAAACAAAGCCAAGCATTCCAACAGGCTTATGCTACATTGGCTGCAGTTCCTGGACAGCAAGCACCTAAACTACAGGCTGCTTTAGAACAATTACTAGCAGGTGGTACAGTCACAGATCCTGTGATAGCAGGTAACCAACAGGTCATGACACTGTTGAATAAAACTGCTCAACAGGTCATGGCTGGCAATCAAAATATGGTTGTTAATACACAGGCTAATCTAGCTGAAGCTGCTAATGCATTTAGAGCTTCAGGACAAAGTGCTACAGACTTTGCTACATTAATGGATCCAACAGGAACTAGCTCTGTGGCACAAGGTATGAGTGCATTAGGCAATGCATTAAATCAATATCAAGCTGGTGCACAAGCTGGTGCTGATTCGATGAATGCAGCCACTGCACAAGCACAGGCAACTGATGGTCTGACACAAACTTATGTTAGTTTGACTAATACCATGACCAGTTTCCAAAATAAAATGGAAGGCATCGCTGGTCAAGCACTACCAGCCTATGCGGCTGCGCTGACATATACTACCAACGCTACTCTGACATTCATGTCAAATGAAATTAATGCTTTCAGCCAATACATGACCGGACAGATGTCATTACTACAATTCCTTGGTTCAGTATTAACTGGCGGCACTAACTCAGACAGTGCTATCGCTAACAAAGCTAATGCTATCTTACCTGGATTAGGTAATTTCTTACCTAGTAGTAGTGGGGTGTTTAGCTCTAAGAGTTCTGGAACAACACAAGCTCTAGCTGAAGCACAAGAATCTACAGAAACTACAGCATCACCAACAGAACCAACAACAGCAGTACCAAGTGCTGCTGATGGTGGTATCTTATCAGGATCAACAGCAGGATTTGCCGCAACCTTACACGGTACAGAAGCTGTAGTACCATTACCAGACAATAGATCAATTCCGGTAACTTTGGACAGCTCAAGCCTAACAGCCGCAGTAAATCAACAAACTGGACTATTAAGCCAAATCTTGTCTAGTATGAACAAGAACAATAATCTTACATCAGGAATTTTACAAGCCAGCATGTAATGTGATAAATATTGCATCACATGAGAGATCACTATGTCTTGGAAAAAATACTTTAAATCAGCAAATAATTCAGCAGGATTAATGAGCCCAATTGGCAGTGGCGGAAATTTACCAGATCCGAAATATACTAATTATGCCAGCCAATTACCAGAAGTCTATATCGGACACCCAAATCGTACAGAACGCTACAATCAATATGAACAGATGGACATGGATTCGGAAGTCAATGCTGCACTAGACATCCTAGCTGAGTTCATGACACAACCTAATATTGAAAACGGCACAGGTTTTGATTTATTCTTTAAAGAAGATCCCACAGACAACGAAGTTAAGATTCTTAAAGACCAATTACAACAATGGGTTAGTTTAAATGATCTTAACAAACGCCTATTTAAACTAGTGCGTAACACTATTAAATATGGTGATCAAATATTCTTGCGTGATCCAGAAACATTTAAGTTATTCTGGACAGAAATGTTCAAAGTCACTAAGGTTATCGTTAACGAAGCTGAAGGTAAGAAACCAGAACAGTATGTTATCAAAGATCTAAATATTAACTTTATGAACCTAACAGCCACAGCATTAAGTTCAAGTGATACATTTATCAATCACCCACAAGTCGGTGGTCCTAGTGGATCATATGTACAACCACAAACACCTTACAGTGGCGGATCACGCTTTAGCCATGCTAAAAATGAAGCTGTTATTGATGCAGAACACGTAGTACACTTATCACTAACAGAAGGCCTAGACCTAAATTGGCCGTTTGGTAACTCAGTATTAGAAAGTATTTTCAAGATATTCAAACAAAAAGAATTGCTTGAAGATGCTATCATCATCTATCGTATACAACGTGCTCCAGAACGCAGAATCTTTAAAATTGACGTAGGTAACATGCCAACACACATGGCCATGGCTTATGTTGATCGTATCAAAAATGAAATCCACCAACGACGTATTCCTACACAAACAGAAGGTGGAAACAACATGATGGATGCTACATATAATCCATTATCAACTAACGAAGATTACTTTTTCCCTGTAACAGCAGACGGTCGTGGTTCGGATGTTACGGTATTCCCCGGTGGTCAAAATCTTGGTGAAATCACTGACTTGCGTTATTTTACCAACAAAATGTTCCGTGGCTTACGCATACCAAGTTCATACTTACCTACAGGCACAGATGAAAGTGAACGTACCTACACTGATGGTAAAACTACCACAGCATTAATCCAAGAATGGCGCTTTAATCAATATTGTATGCGTCTACAACGCTTGATTGTTGAAAAATTAGATCAAGAGTTTAAGATGTTTATGCGCTGGAGAGGTGTTAACATTGACAACAGTTTATTTGAGCTACGCTTTAATGAGCCACAAAACTTCGCAAAATATCGCCAAGCAGAAATCGATCAAACACGTATCCAAACCTTTACACAGTTAGAGCCAATTCCTTACCTAAGCAAACGTTTCTTATTAGAACGCTATTTAGATCTAAGCGAAGAAGAAATGACACGCAATGACGAGCTTTGGGCACAAGAAAACGGCACTGTTGAGGATACCCAAGTACCTGAAGCAGGATTACGTGCTGTAGGGGTTACTAATGCAGGTATCCAACAGGATACAGAAAACCTTACACCTCAAGTGCCTAACCCAGATGCAGACACATTGGCTGCAACACCACAAGGCACTCCGGACACAGTTGGCACTAATCAAAACCCAGGTGGCCTAGGTTTATAGTATTTTTGGTAAATAATCGTATGAACATCCTTGAAATATTTGAACCAATAGCCCCTGGCTATTCTACAGAAAAAGATGACAATACTGCCATCAAGCTCAGTGATCTACGCAAGACTAAACTGACGCTAAAACAGATCAACCGCCTAAGAATCATGAATGATGTTCGCAAATTAGAGCATGAAAAGAAACTAGAAGGTGTACGTAAACAGTATCAAGCACCTCCAGCAGAAACACCCGCCATGTAGTTATCTGTCAAAACGATTCAAAAACAACGCATTTAACCCCAAAATATTACAATTATGTTAAATATATAAACATAATATACCGTAATGTACGTATCAACCGAATTTTAATAATTTTTTAAGGAGTTCATAATGAGCAACAAGTACGAACAATTAGTTGAATTCATCATTAATGATGAAACAGACAAAGCTCGTGAATTATTCCATCAAATCGTTGTGGAAAAATCACGTGACATCTATGAAAGTCTAGTAGAAGAAGAAGATCTAGATGAAGTAATGGGTGGCAACGAAGTAGAAGAAATGGTTAAAGACGTTCAAATGGACGAAGAAGGCATTTCAGAAGAAGAAGAATACGGTGAAGAAGGCGAGGAAGCTGGTGAAGAATCAGAAGACGGCGCTTTTGATCACGATGAAGGTCATGAAGAACATGGTGAAGAAGAAGTTGAAGCCAGAGTAGACGACCTAGAAGCTGCACTTGACGAACTTAAAGCTGAATTTGATGCTTTAATGGCAGGTGAAGAACACGAAGAAGAAAAATTCCCAGGCATCCATGATGGCGAAGAAGATTCTGAACAAGACGAAATGGAAGGCATGTACGAAGCTAAAGAAGAAGACGACGAAGAAGATTCAGAAGAATTAGACGAGTCTAAAGAAGAAGACGACGAAGAAGACGACGAAGAAGATTTAGAAGAGTCTAAAACTGTTGTTAAAGAATATGTCGACCAAGTTGGCAAACCATACTCAGGTGAATTAGATGGTAAAGAAGGTAAAACAGTTGGTACAGGTAACAGCTTTAAAGCGCCTATCCAAACTAAAGACCCTGTAGCATCTAAGAACGACATGGGTGGTTCAGCTAAGAACATCGCAACTGGTAAAGCTAATGCTAACCCAGATGGCACGAGCCCAGCTAAAGAAGGTGCTCCAAATCAATACAAGAAAGGTGAAGGCAATTTACCACACGCAGGCCAATTTAAAAACGTACCAGGCAAGAAAAAAGTTTGGGACGGTGGCGGAGATGGCGGTCACGGTGCTGAAAAAGTAGGTGAAAAAGACGGTAAATTAGCAGGTAACGATGGTCGTATTGCTCAAGGCAAGACTCCAGTTATCAAAACAACACCAAGATAATTAGGAAACTATAATGGCTTTATATCTTAAAGAGAACTTAACATTTGACGCAGCTCGTATGGAAGTTATTAACGAAAGTACTGCTGACGGCAAAGGTAAGAATCTTTACATGAAAGGTATATTCATCCAAGGTGGCGTTAAAAACCACAATGAACGTGTATATCCAGTAAATGAGATTGAAAAAGCTGTTAGCACACTAAATGAACAGATCAAGGGTGGTTACAGCGTCTTAGGCGAAGTTGATCACCCTGATGATTTGAAAATCAATTTAGATCGCGTTTCACATATGATCACTGATATGTGGATGGATGGTCCTAATGGTTTTGGTAAATTAAAGATTCTTCCTACTCCGATGGGTCAGTTAGTTCAGACCATGTTGGAATCAGGAGTAAAATTAGGAGTCAGTTCTCGTGGTAGCGGTAACGTGAGCGAGGGTGACGGCCGAGTTAGTGACTTTGAAATAGTCACAGTCGATGTAGTAGCGCAACCAAGTGCGCCAAATGCGTATCCAACAGCCATCTACGAGGGGCTGATGAATATGCGTGGTGGTCATAAGGTATTCGAAATGGCACGTGAAGCCAGCGCAGATCAAAAAGTACAGAAATATTTGAGAGAAGCTGTAAAAGGCCTAATCAAAGATTTGAAAATTAAATAGGAGATCACAATGTTAGATGCTATCAAACCATTGTTGGATAGTGGCATCATTAACGAAGAAACCCAAACAGCGATTAACGAAGCTTGGGAATCAAAGTTAAATGAAGCTCGTGAGTCTGTTCGCGCTGAATTGCGTGAAGAGTTCGCACAACGCTATACACACGATAAAGCAGTAATGGTTGAAGCTCTAGACAAAATGGTCACTGAATCACTCTCCGCTGAACTCAAAGAGTTCGCCGAAGAGAAACAAGCTCTTGTTGAAGACCGCGTGAAATTTAAACGTCACATGGTTGAATCAGCAGGTAAGTTTAATGACTTTATGGTTACTAAACTTGCAGAAGA